CAAGATGTTTATTCGGGTCAAGGCAGACGGGTTCATCTACGACTTCAATCCCATTCTGGCAAAAAATCCTGAGTGTGAAGTCGTGTCTGAAGAGGTCGCGTATCCAGAGCGATTTATTCCGCCCGCTGCTATGCAACGAATTGCAGAGGGGGATAAGCCCGCCGGACGCAAAAAGAAAAGTACGCTTGATCTAGCGACTGCGGAAATTCCTGAAGCCCCGCCGTATACCCCTCCCGAGTTGGCCGAAGAAGCTGCTAGAGGAATGCCAAAATGACCCCGAGCGAAGTCATCACCGAAGTTAGGCGTTTGATACAGGACACCAAGACTACGTTTCGTTACAGTGACGCAGTTCTTACGGGTTTTGTAAATCAAACGATTAAACGTATGGTGCTGCTTCGCCCGGATTTATTCACGACGATTGGTGATATTCCGCTTACTGCGTCTACTGTGTTTCAGAGTTGTCCCGCAGGTGCAGTCCGGTTGGTAGAGATTTTTAACGTCAAGGGCGGGGACGCAATAGTCGAAGTGTCGCGTAAAACACTTAACGAAAACTACCCTAACTGGGTAACTGAGCCGCCAGATGTGCCGATAAATTTTATGCGGCATGTGCGTAACCCGACAAACTTCTTTGTGTACCCAGCACCGATTGCAAGTACAATATTGGTAGGTGAGTACGTAGCTTCCCCCGTAGTGTTCGCGCTCAATGACACGATCACCCTCCCCGATGCGTACTTCACTGTTCTTGTAGACGGCACAGTATTCTTGGCTGAGTCTATTGATAACGAGCACGTGAACTCTGGACGGGCTAAATTGTTTCAAGATTCTTTTGTGCAGACTCTGGGCGTTGGTTTGCAGTCCCGTGTCATCACAGACACAGAAGAAGGCGGACTTGATCCGCGACAGGTGGTCTAATGTCTACTAGAGATTTTTCTACGCTTGTTTCAAGGCTACAGCCAAGTGTGCCCGGATGCCCGCGCCCTACAATTATTCAGTACATACGTGACTCAGCTATTAGAGCTTGTGAAAAAACTTTAGCGTACCGGTATCAGCAACCTGTGTTTAATCTAACACCCGGCACATGTCTGTACACGTACCGCAAGCCTTCTGACACACAAATTCACATTGTGTTTAGTTCTTTGATGAATAATCAAACTCTTGAGCCTTTGACTTTAGATAAAGCATTGATGCTGTATCCTGAGTGGGTAGATAAATACACTACAAGTCAAGACATTGCGGAGTTTGGTTCAGAGCCACGCTCCATTGCGCAGATTTCTCCTGATCAGTTCATAGTGTTGCCGTGTCCGGACGCAGAGCGCACATACACTATGCGGCAGTTTTACGCCCTTAAACCTACACGTTCTGCTACGGCGATGGACGATGTAGTGTTTGACGATCTTGAAGATGTCATCATGCACGGTGCATTGCAACAGTTGCTGGTGCTGCCTAACGCGAACTGGTCTGATCGTGAACTAGCTGCATATCATGCTAAGCAGTTTGCGTCGCAGACCGCAGAGCGTAGAGCACGGGCAAACCTGAGCAATTCTCGCGGCATGTTCCGTGTTCAGATGCAGCCTTTCGGAGCCTGATATGTCCACGATTAAACTTGTGCGCAACGATACTGGCCCGCAACTTCGGCTTACACTTACTGATTCACTGACTGGTAGTGCGGTTGATTTAACGGGGGCAACGGTCACTTTACACCTTCGTGCAATTGATACAACGACTGTTTTGGTAAGCCGTAACGCCACTATTCTTGCGCCTGCTACTAACGGAGTCGCCGTTATAGCTTGGCAAGCTACAGATTTAGATCTCGCGGCTGGCGAGTACGAGGGCGAAGTTGAGACTGTACTAGCTTCTGGCTTGCGGGAAACAATCTTTGACTTGTTGCAATTTACTGTCCGAGAAGATTTCACATGAGGTTAAAGACTTCGGTTAGTCCTATTCGGCTGCGTTTGGGCGTATTGTCCAAACGCTTAGCCACGGCTACTCTCGGAGTTCGGCTGCGGACAGTTGCGCTTTCTAAACGACTTGCTGTTGCAGTTGGGGACTTTGTAAAATTCTTGGTTTTTGCAGACACAGCAGGCACTACTGACGCTTTGACTAGCGCAGCAAGTAAGCCACTAAGTGACTCTGTAGCAGCATCTGAGAGCATTGGGGTTGTTCCTAATAAAAGCCCCTTTGATGGAGTAGCAACTTTTGACGATCAAGTGTATTTTGCAGAAGACTACGTAGTTGGAGCACCCGCCGCCCAAACATACACTTTAGGAGCGCAGGTTACGTTTGAGATTTTTAAACCTGTTCCTGATGTTGTGTCCGCCGCTGAGGTCAAATCAATTTCTTTCCAACGTAGTTTTTCTGAAAGCACTAATGTTACAGATGATGTGAACGGAGCGCTGTCAGAAGATGATCAGTTGATTGAGTTCTTTAAATCACTGGAAAATCAAGCGGCGCTGATAGACGCGGATCGTAGCTACGTGATGTCAAAAATACTGGCCGAGATTCCCGCAGCGGCTAGTTCCGGTACGTTGTACAGTCAAGGCTACACTGTTGATATGAGTTATTTTGCGGAAGATTATGTGGGCGAGTCCCGCGCTTTTTCATAAAAGGAAATTGTGATGAACAAAATTGAAACCCTCCGCTCGCGTGGTCGCCTTAGTATCGTAGTTACAGATCAGCACGGGTACGCGAAAGAAAAACGCGAGATTGATAACCTTGTTGTAAACGCCGGGTTGGCCTACATTATTAGCCGCATGGTTGGTGTTGCCAAGGCCGTAATGAGCCATATGGCTGTGGGATCGGGCACATCCTCTGCTGCGGCGGCAAATACTGACCTAGGCAATCTGTTGGGTAGCCGCAAAGCCTTGACCAGCACCACGATTAGCTGCGCTAACAACGAAAGCGTTGTTTATGTGTGCACGTTTTCTCCGGGTGAAGGCACAGGAGCAGTAACGGAAGCGGGTATTTTTAATGCATCTTCTAGCGGAGATATGCTGTGCCGCACGGTTTTTGCTGTTGTGAATAAAGCTGCTACTGACACGATGGTGATCACTTGGACGATTACATTGTCGGCAGTGTAAGGAGTAGCACATGGCAAGTATTACTACACGGGCTGGCAAAGGTTCTCCGCTGACAAATGCGGAGCTTGATGCTAACTTTAACAACATTAACGCGCAACTCTCGACTGCTGTTATTACGGGGGGCACGATTGACGGCGCAACAATCGGTGCTACCACGGCGACTACGGGCAAGTTTTCGCAGCTTGATGTAGACAATCTTCGGCTTGACGGCAACACAATCAGCAGCACTGATACAAACGGCAACGTCACCATTACGCCCAACGGCACGGGCGAAGTAACCATCAGTAAACTTAATGTTACTGGTATAGCAACACTTGCTAATGGCGCTGTCCTCGGTACTCCCGCAAGCGGCACAGTCACCAACCTGACAGGCACGGCTTCGATCAACATCAACGGCACGGTGGGTGCTACAACCCCAGCAGCGGCCACGGTTACGACCTTGACGGCTTCGGCTGACTCAGCGTTTACCTCTACGGGTGCAGTCACTGTCAGCAAGGGCACAACTGCCCAGCGTCCCGGTAGTCCTGTCTCGGGGATGTTTCGTTTTAACACTACGACTGCTGAGTTTGAGGGCTATAACGGCACGGCGTTTGCCTCTGTGGGCGGCGCGGCTCTGAGCAACGACACATCGACAGCATCCAACTTGTTCCCGTTGTTTGCATCAGCGACAAGCGGTTCAGCGTCAAGCCTGTTTACATCGAATGCCCAGTATTTGTTCAAGCCAAGCACGGGCGAGTTGAGTGTCAAAGCGCCACGGGCCAGCAACGGCATCTTCGTGAACACGCAGGCGATTGCGGCTGATTACACAATTGCGGCAACGGACAACGGTGGGTCGTTTGGCCCTGTGACGGTTAATAGCGGCATCACTGTAACGGTTAGCTCCGGCGCGGTGTGGTCAATAGTCTAGTTCCATGAAACAGCGCACTCAAAGAGAGTTAGACGTTATTCAGGACGCTTGGCGTCTTGATGGGGCTACTATTGTGTGGAACAGAAACGCAAAGGGGGGCAAGCGCAAAGGTGATCCGGTTGGGTTTTCTTCACGCAAGTCTGGGCACAGGAATGTCTTCCTGAGCATTGATGGCAAGCTCACGGGCTTTGTTTATGCCAGAATTGTTTGGTTCTTGCATACTGGAATCTATCCAGATCAAGAAGTTGATCACATAGATTGCAATCCTGTTAACGACCACCCAAGCAACCTCAGACTAGCTTCCCGTGAACAGAACAACCAAAACACACGTTTTGGCAGAACGCGTAAGCCGTTTAAGGGAACCTATCAAGACCCTCGCAACGGAAGATGGCATTGTCAAATTCAGGCGTTTGGAAGAGTGCATGGGCGGTACGGTTTTGAGACCCAAGAACAAGCCTATGCTGCAAGACAGGAGTTAGCTTCTGTTTTGCATGGTGCTTTTGCAAGATAAGGAGTAGATATGGCTGTAACAATTTCCGGCACAACCGGCATCGCAGGCGTCGATGGAAGCGCCGGGACGCCTGCTGTCCAAGGCGCGGACGCCAACACCGGGATGTTCTTTCCTGCCGCTGACACCATTGCGTTTGCTGAAGGCGGCGCGGAGGTGGCGCGGTTTGATAGCTCCGGGAACTTGGGCATCGGGACGACTGTTCCTGCTGACTGCAAGTTTGCAGTGTCTGGAACTGGTCAAGTTCTGCAAGACGCTTCCGGCGCAATTTTTCGTTTCAACAAAACTCTTGGA